TTGAGGGAGTCAACCATGTGGAAAAGATCTATACCGTTATTCATTATTCTCGTTTCAACGACGGCCCAGGCTCTGCCTGTCTCCGGTAAAACTGTTGAGAATTTTGGTTTCGGTTTTGATCTCTCTGCTACGTTGGATCCCTGTAAGACAGCGCAAGTTGAGGCTTTACGACCCTCGTGCTGGCATTCCAGCCAGTATCGTTTGTCCTGCAACGATTGCAGTAATTGCCATCGTTTTCAGTACTGTAAGCGGGCCTTACGGCTCGCGGCTACGTTGGCCGAAGAATCATGACTTACCAAAAGATCGAATCCGGTAACCCGGATATTGGACCGAACGATTATTTCTTGGACCTTAAAGATGGGGCTAACGGCAAGTACAACGCCGATGGCTCACTCAAATGGAACAATTATTTTCGTTCAATTTATCGTTATCACTACACGAAGGTTCCCACTGGTTCGTGGATGCCTTCTGAAGCAAATTTCTCGATAATCGATCCGCTGGATGACCCTAACCAGTATTCCCGCACCTTGGACAAGTTCCTCGTCAAAGTCAATAATCATTCCCTGAATCTCGGGAATGACTTGGCTACGATGGGGCAGACTGTACAAATGGTTACGGATCTGGCAAAGAAGTTTACGTCATGTGTGCTCAAGCTCAAACGCGGTAAGTTTGCGGATGCTGCTCGGGTGCTAGGTGTCTCTGGGTACAAGAAGAACAACGTCTTGTATCACCGCAGAGATGTTGAAGTCAGGAACGTCACCTATGAAGATGTAGGTTCGGCCTGGCTTGAACTACAGTATGGATGGAAACCGCTCCTTAACGACCTTTATGAAGTCGCTGGAGCAGAGGCCCTTGAAACTCAGAAGCCTCGACAGTACGTGGTCAGCAGTTCTACACTGTTCGCGGACTCGTCGTCCCACGTGGATTACCCTCTCTTCTCTTGGGCAGTAAGCCTCGAGAAGCGGATTAAGATTTCCGGATTGTTTGTGGAAGTCTTAGATAAGCCGCGTAGTTTGGGTCTTGACGACCCATTATCCATAGCTTGGGAGTTGCTCCCCTGGAGTTTCGTTGTCGACTGGTTTATTCCCGTCGGCAACTATCTTCAGGAGCTGCATCAAGTTCCTAACCTTCGGGGTAGCTTCATGGTTTCAACGAAGTCTACTCTTATTTCGAGGGTTAATGCAGGTTCTAGTACGGTCTATATTGGCGCTTACAATGATTGTAGGCGCATGGACTATAGTAGAACGATCAACTCCGAGCTCTCAGTGCCGCCTCCAAGGTTCAAACCTATTAGCAAGGCTTTAAGCCTCGCTCATATGGAAAATGCCTTGGCACTGATGACTCAAGCCTTTTCAAAGAAAGTCCCCGCTAAGGGGGCTTACTCTCTTATTTAGGCGGTAAGGGGCTGTTATACCCGGTTGGAATCCTCCTATCGGCAAATTTTCATTAGCGAATGATTCGCAGAAAGGGACTATTATGTCCGCAATGACCAACCTGTTGGTGAAGGATGATACCATCACCACCCGTCAGGAGTTTACTTTCCTCCCTGTCACTGATACTCCTCGCCCTTTGTGGCGGGCAAGTGTACCGGGAGTACCCCTGATGGGGCAACCTACCGTCGAGATTGGTATAACACCAGTCAAGGCCGGCATGAAGGTTGCACTCAAGGTGGATGTCCCAGTAATGGAATCACTGGGCACCGCGGGAGCTTCGTCAGGTTATGTCGCGCCTGCGAAAGTTGCTTACACCGATTCGTTCTTTGCAACAATGATCGTATCGGAACGTAGCACTGCGCAGAATCGATCCGACCTGCTGGCCCTTGTGGTAGGCCTGTTACAGGGGGCTAGCAGCACGACTGCAACTGGGACGCTCGACCAGGCTTCGGCCGGGAACGCGTTCCTTAACAGCACGGCTCCAATCCCTCAGGCCTTTACGCTGCTGATTGCGCCGAATTAACATTTCTCGGCGTGTTACCACCTAGCCCAATTTCTTTGGGCTTTGGAAACCTTTTATTAAGGAGTCAATATGTGGATTCAAAAGCGTAGTGCCCAGGAGTCTTTACAGATGCTGGGAAAACTAGCTTCAACCATTGCAGCTTGCGCCCCTAAAATTCCAGGGGGACCCGTCCTAGACCTTCTCGCGAAGGTTGAAAACGGTGATTACGTCGGACTCGTTAATTACGAGTTTAATTACAACGACTTCGCAACGCTGCCTATCAACTTGGTCACGAATGAGTTCAAATATGCGAGGCAGATTCATGCTTTATTCTCGAAGCTCGATTTTTTAGAGCTAGGATACGACCTAACGTCGCGCACACTGGACAAATTTGTGGAGTCAGAGGACAGCTGCCTTTGGACCAACAGGAAGATCCTGTACAATCGTTCGCACCCTAAGAATTGGGATGCGACTACTAGCTTCGTTTTAAACCATGCTAGTAGGAAAATCGCGAAAGTATTAGGAGAATTCTGTGGTTTTGGGGCTTTTGAGCCGTCTTTTGGCCCTGGAGCGAACACCACCGTTAAAGGGCACTCTTCCAGCGCAAGGCTGAAGCTGGGTGCCATGTTAGCATGTAGTGACAAGTTAGTCCCCTATTTGGGAGAGCATCTTGCTGATGCCCCTGCTTGGGTAGCCGTACACGCAGACTCGGAAGATGTAAATTCCTGGTTTCTTAGCGTGGCAGTTACCCCGGGCAAGCTAACTTTCGTCCCGAAGAACGCCAAAATCCACAGAAGCATAATTGTGGAGCCCGTTTTGAACAGTTACATTCAGAAGGGTGTCGGCTCTTATATTAGAAGTCGACTTAAAGCGTTCGGCGTAGACCTACTGGATCAGTCCTTTAATCAGGAGCTGGCCCGGTATGGTTCTGTCACCGGAGACGTGGCAACCGTGGATTTATCATCCGCGAGCGACACTATCTCAAAGGAGCTGGTTTATGAACTCCTCCCGTTGGATTGGGCGGAGGCTCTTGATCAGATCCGTACACACGTGGTAACTTACAAAGGCGTTGATATCCATCTCGAGAAGTTTTCGAGTATGGGCAACGGCTTTACCTTTGAGCTTGAGTCCTTGATTTTCTGGGCTCTAGCAAAAGGTGTGTGCGCGTGCCTGAAGATTGACTCCACTCTTGTTAACGTCTATGGGGACGATATTATCATCCCTGCCGGCGCTAACAATGCGCTCTCTGCCGTTTTAAAGGCCCTGGGCTTCTCTGTTAATAAAGAGAAGTCTTTTTCTAAGGGCCCGTTCCGCGAGAGTTGTGGAGCCGATTTCTACAACGGTATCGATATACGACCATTTTACTTCAAGACTCGAGTAAGTGATCGCACTCTCTACACCGCCCATAACTGGTTCCTTCGCAGGAATCAGTGGGAGCTTGCAGCCGCAGTTGAAAGCATGATTCGCGGCGAGAAGCTCTATGGACCTGATGGCTTTGGCGACGGTCACCTCATTGGGGATTACACCCTGAGGAGGAACCGTAGTATGAAGCGCGCGGGTTGGTGTGGAGGCTTTTTTGACACTTTCTCCCTGAAGCCGCGCAGTAATTCGAACGCGTCTAAGGGTGATCGTGCCTTCCCAACCTATAGTGTTTACACTAGGAGTGGGGCGTTGGACCCGACTGATCCCAATGTTGTCCGGGGTTCGTCTGGTTACGCAAAAGTATCGATTTACATGCTACCGGGTCAGTAATGACCCGTTTTACTTCGCCATATAATAAGGCGATGCCCCGTGAGGGGGTACCTTCCTGAAAAGCTAGGTACGAGTGGAAAGCGACCTGGACGTAGC